CAAGGTTGTGTTCGCACCCAAAGTGGTGTTGAGGGCAATACTTACAAATTCCCAAAAATTGGAAAAGGAGTTGCACAAACTCGTATTCCACAAACTGACGTTGTTCCTTTGAATGTTACATATTCTCAGGTAACCGCAACCTTAAACGATTACATTGCAGCAGAATATTCTGATATTTTCTCATCTCAGCGTGTTAATTTTGATGAGAGAAGAGAATTGGTACAAGTGCTTTCAAATGCAATCGGAAGAAGGCACGATCAAGAAATACTTGATGCGTTAATCAACTCAGGCACAACTTTAACTGTTGCAAATTCTATTGGCGGTTCTGCTACCAATTTGAACGTAGCAAAGTTAAGAAATGCTAAACAGCAACTGGATGCAAAAAATGTTCCTCCAACCGACAGGCACATTGCAATTCATGCAAATTCATTAGCTAGTTTACTTTCAGAAACTTCAGTCACTTCGAGCGATTTCAATACTGTAAAGGCTTTAGTAAGTGGTGAGGTGAATACGTTTTTAGGATTTAGCTTCTATGTCCTCGGGGATCGGGATGAAGGGGGATTACCAATAGATGGAAGTGGCGATAGAGATTTATTTCTATGGCAAAAAAATTCTGTCGGTCTAGCTGAAGGATTGCCAGTTCAAACAAAAATTGATTATGTTCCAGAAAAAACATCTTTCTTGGTTGCAAGTATGTTTTCGGCTGGAGCAAAAGCAATTGATGCTGACGGCATTGTAAAAATTACTTGTAGGGAGTCCTAATCATGGCATTTGATAAAGATGGTTTAAATAATGCTGCTGCCAGCAAGAAAGGCAACGCACCAGCAATCCACACTTACAAAACAACTGATACCGCAGCAACTTTAAATACTGCTGGATATTTTAATTCAGCGAATGAAGTGTTTACAGTTGGTGATTTGGTTTATTCGTTCTGTGATACAGGTGGATCGGCTAGAGGCACAATTCACGTTGTCACAGAAGTAAGTGCTGGTGTAGTCGATTTGGTTGATGGAACAACAATTAGTTTAACTGATACCGACTAAATTTTTGTAAACACGCTGGCATCTAGCAATAGGTGTCAGCAATTTATTTAGGAAAATTATGGCTGCTGGTGATACAGCTGTAACGATTTGTTCGGATGCTCTTTTGCTCTTAGGTGCGAAGAGCATTTCGTCATTTACAGAGGGTACTGACGAATCAAATATTGCAGATCGTTTGTATCCAGATATTCGTGACACTACGTTAATGATGTTTCCCTGGAGTTTTGCATTTAAAAAAATACAATTGGCAAGACTTTTAACCACTCCAACTTCTGAGTGGCGATATCAATTTCAAATGCCTGGCGATAGATTAGGTAATCCAAGACAAGTTTTTACAACTAACCAAATCAATCCAACTTCATTCAAAGATTTTGAAATGCAAGGAAGTTTATTGCTTACAAATGAAGAAACAATTTTTGTTGATTATCCATTTAGAACTGAAGAGTTTGCCATGCCAGAATATTTTGTGCAGTTGTTAAAATATATGTGTGCCTGGCATTTTGCTTTTCCAATTACAGAACAAGAAAACAAATCTACTTATTGGCAAATTGTAGCAAGTGGAACTCCAGGTGAAAATGGCAGAGGTGGTTTTACAAGGCAAGCTATGCAAATGGATGCTCAAGGAAATCCAAGTCAGACAATTGAGGATTTTGCTTTAGTAAATGCGAGGTTTTAAATGTCACGTTTTATTGATATGCAAACCAATTTTACGACAGGTGAACTTGATCCACTCCTTAGAGCAAGAGTTGATGTGGCTGCGTATGAAAACGCATTATCGGAGGCAACAAATGTAGTTATACAACCTCAAGGTGGTTTAAGACGTAGACCAGGTTTAGAACATATTATGGAGTTGCCTGACACAGGTTCAGCATCTGCTAGTAATGGTGTACGATTAGTGCCTTTTGAATTTAGTGTTGATGATTCTTATATGCTAGTTTTTACGCATGAAAGAATGTCAGTAATAAAAGATGGTACACAGATTACAAATATTAATGGGTCTGGTAATGATTTTTTAACCACGACTATTACTTCTGCAATGCTAAACACAATGAATTATGTTCAGTCAGCAGACACAATGATTATTACCCATGAGGATTTGTCACCATTAAAATTACTTAGAGGTGGAAGTGATGCAACCTGGACAATAAGTTCGGCAACATTTGATTCAGTGCCTCTTTATGCTTATTCATTAAGTGTTTCAAATCCAACTGTTGATATTACTCCTTCAATTGTGAGCGGAAAAATACAGATTACTTCTAGTGCATCTGCGTTTGCAACTTCTCATGTTAATCAATATGTAAATGCAGAACCGCAAGGAAGGGCAAGAATTTTACAATTTGTGTCTGCTAAAGAAGTAAAAGCAGTTACAGAGTATCCATTTTTTGATACGTCAACTATTACAGCTGGCAATTGGGATTTGGAGCAAGGATATGAAAATGTTTGGTCTGTATCAAGAGGGTTTCCTAAGTCAGTAATTTTTCACGAAGGCAGATTGTATTTTGGTGGAAGTAAATCTAGGCCGTCGACGATTTGGGGATCTAAAGTAGGATTGTTCTTTGATTTTAAGCCGACTGAATTATTAGATGATGATGCAGTTGAGGCAACATTAGATACTAACCAATTAAATTCTATTGTTGATATTATGTCTGGGCGTGATCTTCAAATATTTACAACTGGTGGTGAACATTTTGTTCCTCAATCATCCACTAATCCGATCACCCCACTCACTATGATTTTTAAAAATGTTTCAAGGCATGGAAGTAAACCTGGAACAAAAGCAATACCTTTAGAATCTGGAACTGTATTTGTTCAAAGACAAGGTAAAAGTTTAAATGAGTTTTTATTTAGTGACCAGCAACTAACCTATATAACTTCAAAAGTTAGTTTACTTTCTGGTCATTTACTAAAAAGCCCAAAAAGAATGGCATTGCGAAGAGCAACATCAACTGATGAGGGTGATTTACTTTTAATTAGTAATGAAGAAGATGGATCGCTTGCAGTCTTTTCTATAATGCGTAGTCAAAATGTAGTTGCCCCAAGTCAGTATGAAACGAATGGTGAATTTTTAGATGTCAATTGTGATGTTCAAGATATCTACGTTGCAACCAAAAGAACATTTAATTCTACAAATAAATTTTTTATTGAAGAGTTTAATGACAATTCATTTACTGATTGTTCTTTTATGGCATCTGCTGCAACTGCGAGCGTAACTGGATTACCGCATACCGCTGAAACAGTAAATGTAATTACCGATGGTATTCCACAAAGTAATGAAACTGTTGTGGGTGGCTCAGTAACTTTTGACAGAGCATCTACTGGAAGGTATGAAGTAGGTTTAGCATTTACTCCAAAAATTAGTACCATGCCAGTAGAAATCAAATTAACAACTGGTACTCGAACTGGTTATAAAAAACGAGTGTTACAAGTAAATGCGATTGTAGATAATACTCAGCATTTAAAAATTAACGATCAAACAATTTCATTTCGACAATTAGATAATCCACTTTTTGATTTGGCTGTACCAACATTTACTGGGACAAAAAGAGTAGATGGAATTTTAGGTTATTCCAGGGATGCCAAGGTTACAGTCACTCAAGACCTTCCACTAAAAATGACTTTGCTGGGTTTGGAATACAAAGTTGCGGTCAATCAAGGAACATAAATGGCTATTAACTTAGATACAATTTTTAACGCAGTAGGAACAGCAGCTGGTGCAGCCTCACCATTATTACAATTAGGTAGTGGAATAGCAGCTGCTGGATCACAAAAAGCTGCCGGCATATATCAATCTGGTTTGTATGAATTAAAAGCAATTGATACGTTAGCACTAGCAGATATTAGAGCAGAACAGACAGAAAAAATTGGAACTATTCAAGCTGGTAGACGTTTAATTCAATCTAAAATTCAAGCAAGAAATTATATGATTCAAGGCAATCGTGTTTTAAAAAATATGAGGGCAAGCAATGCTGCAATTAGAGCAAGAGCAGCTGCTAATGGAGTAAGCCTTGGAAGTGGATCAATTGCTGGTTTACAACAATCTAATGTTGATGAGGCAATGTTTGATTTAACTCTTCTAGATTACAACGCACTTAACGCGAAAGTAATGGGATTTGAAGATGCAAGTGCAATGTATTTAAGTGCAATTAGGCAAGGTTTATATGATAAGTCTGCTGCCAAAATGCAAGCACAACAATTTAGAACTGCTGGCAGTTTTGCTAAAGAATCTGGCGGTATACTTGCAGACCAAACATTACTTGAAACTGGTACAAACTTTCTTACAAAAGCTGATTCAGTTTTTGCTCCATTTAAAAAATCTAAAACTTAAAAATGGCACAAGCAAGATATACTCAACAATCATTATTTGACAACGTTGGATTAAGTCCAACAAGGGCAACTAATGTCAGGCCAACTCAGTTTGCTGGTATGCAAGCAGCAGCACAACTTGAAACAACCAGGGCTAATGTTAAAAATAGATTAGCAAAAATGCTAGACCCAATCGCAACAAGTTACATTGAAAATGAGGCATTAAAATACTCAGCTGAAAATCCTGTTACACAAAAGCAATTAGACGATATAACAGGTAAAGGTGATGTTTCGGATTTAGGTGGTAATGATTTTACTGTGCGAGGTAAGATTCTTAAACGAGCAAGAGCCGTCCAAGTATCTAATGCTTTAGCAAATGATGCAGAGGCAAAAGCAATTTCACTTTTACCAAAGATTGAATCAGGTGAATTAAAACATGACCAGGTATTGACACAATTAAATGAAATTATTGATGGTTATACAGGTGCGGTTGCTAAACTTGATCCACAAGTTGCAATAAAATTTAGAGCAAGGGTTTCTGCTTTAGGAAATAATTTATACCAAAAAGCAATTAATTTAGATATTGAAAGAAACAAAGCATTACAAAATAAACAATTTCTTACAAATTTAGAAAGTTTTAAAACAAAGTCAATTTTAAAATTACAAAACTACGAAACAACAGGCAATAATTTATTTGAAATTGAAGAGCAATTAAACAAAGATAAAATTGAATTTTTAAATGGTGTTGACTTTAGAAATCTGGCATCAGCAACATCAATGCTTGATAAATTTATAATAGATGCAAAAGTTGATTTTATATCCACTAAACTATCTGATGCAAAATATTTAAAACAACATTCAATAACAAAAATTCTGCAAGGTTTATCAGTTAATAATATTCCTGGCGGTGACCAACAATTAAATGCAATGTTTGCAAACTTACCCCTTCAGCAAAAAAACCAAATTGAAGAAGATATTTATAACCTTGCTAGTAGAATTTATATTAATAAACAGCGTAATGAAAGTAAATTAAAAAAAGAACGTGAACAAACATTGGCTCAATTAACAGTTGATTATAAAGCAGCTAATGAACAAGAGAAAAAAACTATCAAGGATAAAATGGTTCAAATTAGTGTTGATCTTGGGTATCGCCAGGATCAAATAGATAGTTTCTTAGGCGAAAAAACATTGAATGATATGTCAGAATCATTTATTCGCAACCAAATTTATGACAACAAAGTAGATAGTTATAAAGACTTGGTAGACCTAGTAATTAACAAAGGTGGAAAT